GCACTTTCTGACGAGGAGTACAAACAGCGATTGCAGCAAAGGGAACGCGCATTGGTTGAGGCTGCACAGTATGAAGCACGGCAGAGGGCTATCGAAGAGAACCAACGCCAGGCAGCGTACCAGCAGCAAATGAAGCAGCAAGAAGAGCTAAACGCGAGCATCAAGAGCTACTCAGACAGAGCTACGCAGTTAGGGATCAAACCCGAAGAGCTCCAGGTAGCAGGAAGCACGGTGGCGCAGTTCGGCATGGACGACACGCTGGTATCTTACATACTGGCTGACGAGCATGGTCCGCTGATCACTAAGTACCTGTCTACCAACCTGACAGAGCTTGATGAGCTATCCAGAATGCCACCTACCCTGGCGGCAGTAAAGATAGCAACAACCGTTAAACAGAAAGCTGCATCGCTTAAACCTAAAGTTAACAATGCGCCCGACCCGCTAGATACCCCACGAGGGGCAGGGTCAGCTCCCAAACCGAAGGGGCCACAAGGCGCTATATTTGAATAGGAAATGTAACAATGGCTAATAATCTCAACAGTAACGTCACCCGGAAAGTCGCCCGGGTATTCCTCGACGCGTTCGAGGCATCACGCGTACTCACTAAGACTGTGGACACGCAGCTCCTGTCTGGCAAGTTCAACCCTTCAAGCGGTTCAACTGTAGACTTCAAGCGTCCGCACGATTACAACTCAATCCGCACTTCTGGCGGTGATATCAGCTCAAGCACTAAGAGCGACATCATTGCTGGTAAGGCAACTGGTACGGTCCAGGACTACTTCACTGCTGCCACTGAGTGGGGCAATGTTGAAGAAGCTCTTGAGCTAGACCAACTCGACCAGATCCTTGAGCCAATGGCCCGTCGCATTGTGACTGACATGGAGCTCGATCTTGCTGCATTCATCCGCAAGAACGCTTCACTGTCTTACGGTGCTCGCGGTAATGCGGTAGACGCATGGTCAGACGTTGCAGGTGCTGGTGCATTGATGGATTCAATCGGCGTTCCTATGAGCGACGACAAATATTACATCATGAACCCTTTCACAACTACTGCGCTGTCTTCAGCTCAGAACGGTTTGAACGCGGCTGACGGCCTTGTACGTACAGCATGGGAGAAAGCTCAGATCAGCCAGAACTTCGCTGGCATGATGGCTCTGACTTCTAACGCTCTCGGCAGCTACACTTCAGGTTCTACTACTGACCGTCTTGGCGCGCTCGCAGCGGCTCCTGATGCAACTTACGTTACAGCTAAGGACACTATGACTCAGGTTCTGTCTCTCGACGGTCTGGGTACTGGTACTATCAAAGCTGGTGACCAGGTTACTATCGCGGGCGTTTACCGTCTCAACGTAGCAACTCGTCAGCCTATGCTCGACGCTTCTGGCGCACAGGTTCTGTGGACAGGTACTGTTCTCGAGGACGTGACTATCGCTGCTAACGCTGCGACTATCACTGTCTCAGGTGCTGCTATCTACGAAGCTAACGGCCAGTACAACAACGTCACTGCGGCTCCTGCCGAAGATGCTGTTGTAACTATCCTCGGTGCTGCCGACACTCTGTACCAGCCTAACCTCTTCTACACGAAGCAGGCGTTCGGCATCGGTACTGTCAAGCTTCCTAAGCTCTACAGCACTGACACTATCGCTACTACTAGCGATGGCTTCTCAATCCGCGTATCTAAGTACGCAGACGGTGATGCCAACACGCAGAAGATTCGTTTCGACCTTCTGCCTGCATACGCAACCTTCAACCCGCTCTTCGCAGGTCAAGGTTTCGGTGTAGCATAACGATAGATGGAGAAGGGGGCTTCGGCCCCCTGATTCTTTATGGCAAAACCACAGAAAGGCAAGGCCAAGGTTAAGGTCACGGCGTCAGGCAAGAAGGTCTCCTACGGGCAGGCCGGTGAAGCCAAGGGCGGTGGACCACGTGTACGTCCTGGTACGAGTAAGGGTGATTCCTACTGTGCGAGGTCGCTAGGTATCAAGAAGCGATTACCTAAAGAAAAACAGAACGACCCCAACACGCCAAACAATTTGAGTCGCAAGCGCTGGAAGTGTAAGGGCGCTAAATCTGCAAGGTACGAATAATGGCCACTGTCGCTCAAGTCGCTAAGGCGGCGTTACAACGAATTCTGGTCCAGGCATCTGAGGCTCCATTGGAGGCTGACGAGTACCAGGACTTTATCTTCGCCATGAACAACTACATGGCAGAGCTCGACGCGCAAGGCATAAGCTTGGGTTATACGGTGGTCACCGATCTAGGTGATGAGGTCACTATCCCTACCGGCGCGCTCCGAGGACTAATTGCTAACCTAGCTATCGAGGTCTCTCCTGATTACGGAGGTGTTGTATCTCAGGGCTTGGTTAAGGCTGCACGTGACGGATTCCAGACCATGAGGCTACTGGGACAGCGCATAGCAGCGACTAGAAACCCTTCTACCCTGCCCGTCGGGTCAGGCAACGAGGATACTGTCTACGGCTACCCAGGACACTTCTATACCGCATCGGAAGAAGAGATCCTGGCTGAGACTACTGGCGCCATTGGATTGGAGAACAACACGAATGGTTGATAGAGCGCAGGGCAGAAAGAAAAGCCAATTCACTCAACAGAGCACGGTCCTAGCTAACAGCTACATGGACTACTTTGTTAACGGCACGAACTACAAGATCAGCTACGACAACTTCGTGAGCGGTCTGGGCGTGACCGGCACAATCGTTCAAGACGGCGCTGTTACTGGTACTCCTATCCTAGATACGGATGGCACTATCAACAACATCCGCAACATAGAAGATGGCTCTGGCATTGTTACTAACGTGTCCGCTGAGAACGGCGTCACTATCGCGCACAACATCTCCTATGACACTACTGGCGCGCCTCTATTCCTAAATACCACAGCTACTAGCCCGGTCATTGCGAGCATCGTGGCAGGTAACGGAATCGCCGTCACCTCTACTGATAACTACGTGACCATTAGCCAAGTGGGTGTTGCTGAGTACGCCAACGTCACCATGCACGGCAACTCTACCGAGACTGTAATTGCAAGCACTGCCACAGCGGTGAAGGTCGCAGGTACTTTTGTTGTCGGTGATGAGTCTGGTTATACCGGAGACACTACGGGCAAGATTACGCACACAGGTGATACCGCCAGGCATATCATTAACGCGATTGTCAGCATGACCGTAACAAGCGGAACAAACCACACGGTATCAATGTATATCGCGCTCAATGGCACCGTGGTAAACACAACCAAGACCACCACGACTACCTCTAGCGGCTTATATCGGAGCTTAGCGACATTTGCCAACCTAGAGCTAGACGATGGCGACTACGTTGAGATATTCGTAAGAAACGAATCTACAACAGACAACATCATTGTATTGGATGCGATCATAGGGGCTCTTTAATGCCTGTTACCCAGCTACCGATAGCCAACGGGTTCTACGTATCTGACTCCCTGCCCATCGCGGCCCAGGAGTGCACTAACTGGTATCCCAACATCGTACAGGGCACTGGATTAAACCAGGAGACCCTGTTCGGTACGCCTGGATTAGAGCAGCTCGCTACCTCTGGAACTCTTGAGAACGAGAACCGTGGCGCTCACGAAATGGCAGGAAAGCCCTACTTCGTGAACGGCGACAGGCTATACCGACTAGATGAGACGGTGGTTGATAGCACGGCTACCTATACTCTCACGTTCATCGGTGATATATCAGGAACTGCTAGAGTCTCAATGGCCGACAACGGCACACAGCTCATGATCCTGGTCCCTGGCGGGAATGGGTATATCTACAACCACGTGACTGACACCTTTGCTCAGATCACAGACTCGGACTTTACAGCTAATGGAAATCCTCAATTCGTCGTATTTATTGATGGCTATTTTTTGGTTACCACAGATTCCAAGAAGTTCATTATTTCCGCCATCAACGACGGACTCTCATACAACGCCCTAGACTTTGGTACGGCTGAGTCGGACCCGGACGACATCGTGGCTCCGGTGGTCTATAAGAATCAGCTATTCATCTCTGGCGGTGAGACCTTCGAGGCATTCCAGAACATCGGTGGAGCAGACTTCCCGTTTCAGCGCACAGGTCTATTCCTACAGAAAGGATGCTATGCGCCCTACTCTCTCGTTAACGCCCAGGACACTTTCATGTGGGTCGGCGGCGGAGAGAACGAGGGACCGGCAATCTGGGCTCTGAGCGGAAACTCTACCGTCAAAGTATCCACCACGGCTATTGACTCACTGCTCTCTAAGCTCACAGAGACGCAGCTCTCGGCCATTTATTCTTGGGCATACGCAAGCAAGGGTGCCTACTTTATCGGCTTCTCACTGCCCTCTACGACGCTTGTATACGACATAACATCCAAGCGATGGCATGAGCGTAAATCATTCCTATCAGGAGCTCTGGGTGCGTTCAGAATCTCCTCGGTGGTCAAGGCATACAACAAGATTATCTGCGGTGATTCAATCGATGGCAGGATCGGTAGTCTGGACCCGGATGTCTACACAGAGTACGGCAACGCAATCATTCGCCGTGTGGCTACGCAGCCCTTCCAGAATCTCATGCAGTCTATCTTCTTCCCTAGCCTAGAGCTAACCATTGAGTCAGGCGTAGGTAACGATGACGTGCCAGACCCGGTGATTGTCCTTCAGAGATCTAAGGACGGTAAGACCTGGGGCGAAGAAAGAGCTCGGTCAATGGGCAAGATTGGTGAGTATAACCGCAGGGCTATCTGGCGCAGGAACGGCCGGGCCTCTAGGTTTGAGGTGTTTAGTTTTACTCTCACTGATGCGGTCAAGCCAGTGATTATTCAGCTCACAGCTAACATCATTGGGGGCGATAAGTGACAGGACCTAGACTCAACGCGGCACAGCCCATCGTCCAACCAGATGGCACAATGGCGCAACCGTTTAGACAGTTCACTCAGGACGCGAGTTTAAGCATTCCAATCATTGGAACCGGGTCCCCAGAGGGTGTGGTAGAGGCCAGGCAATACAGTTTATACATAGACTCCACGGGCACTACGGGGTCGTTGCAGTACAGGAAAATGCAGCCAGACATAGGTGGCGATAAGTCACAGGGATGGGTCGCAGTCTAAATATGCTAAAATCAACGAAATTTAAGTAGGTGAGATAATGGATCCGTTAACTATTGCAATGACCGCAGCCAGTATTGGCAGCTCTTTGATGGGAAACAAGGCTGAAAAAGATGCTGCCAAGCAAGCTGAGGCTAATCGCCAGGCTAACATGGGCTTGATCCAAGACTATGGCAGGAGAGCTATTCAGTCTTTAACTCCTGGTTACCAAGCAGCTCAGGACATTCGACAGCAGGCCCTAAATCAGAACTTGGCTTTAGCAGGGTCTACTTTCCGACCTATGATTGAGCAGGTCCAAGCTGGTGACTTTATGAACCAGCAGGCGCTTCTAGCAGGTCTTATGGGGCAGCGTAACGCCATCTTAGGTGATCCTATTAACTACGGCGCATTAAGCGCTCAGAATGTGCCTGTGAACTATGAAGCGTTATCTGGATTAACCTCGCCACAGAGCCTAGAGTTCCAGACTATACAAGCACCTGATCTTGGCGATCAAGCTCAAACAGATTGGAGTGCATTTAACGCACAACAGTACATGGCTGCGAATCCAGACATCAAGGCGGATTACGAGGCTAACAAGGCTGCGCTTATGGAGGGAGGAGATCCTCAGTTCAGAACCGCAGAGGGCTATGCGAAGTGGCACTACGACAACTACGGCAAGCAAGAGGGACGACCTGTTTCTACAACGGGACAAGAGCAACCAGCGGCTCCACAGGCGGTATTCACGTCTGAGCAGGTGCGTAATGCAATCAGCAGGATGGGTTAAGCATGGCTTTAGATTACTTACAGGGTATACCAACCCAAGAGCCTTATACCGAAGAGACGGTTGATAAGGTCAAGGACTTGCTCAATTCTGGCCAGGTTGATGTCAACGAGGTCTCAACGTACTTCTCTGTGCCAAAGGCATTGGTCGTACAGAGTCTCACTGATATTCCTCCTAGCGCATACAACAGCGGAGCTCTCACAGAACCACAGATTGATGCGGTAGAGAAATTAATCCGCACCGGAGTTATGAGCACTCCAGAGGTTTCAGAGTATTTTAGTGCTACTCCAGAAGTGGTTGAGCGTCATCTAAGAGATGTTCGAGGTTACAATCCTTCTCAGATTGCAGAGGCTCAGATGGGCCTACCTGTGACTCCGTATAAAGAGCCAGAAATAGATATAGTAGAAGAATGGAATGTTCCTGACACCCAAACACCTGTGACACAAACACCTGTGACACAAACTCCTGCGACTCCTACCTCGCAATTACCAAGCGTGGCAACAACTCAGTACGCCACAGGCAGCGAGATACCTACAGGTCTTCGCGGCGCTGAGATGGCTCTTAAAGGCGGTGCTACTGGCGCTATCGAGATGCTTGACCAGCTCAACCGGGCAGGTCGATCGGACTTGGAGACACAATACGGTCTAGGTTTAGAGCAGGCAAAGGCAGCAGCAGATACTGCTACTGGTTACATGCAGCCCTATGAGTCAGCGGGTCAAACAGCTCTACAGCAGCAACTTGCGCTTTCAGGAGCTCTAGGTCAGGAAGCATTTAACCAAGCTTATCAAGAATCTCCACAGATGGCATTCCTGCGCGAACAGGGAATGAGAGCCAACTTAGCAGGCGCAGCAGCTACAGGCGGTCTCGGAGGCGGTAACGTCCAAAAGGAGTTACAGCGCTTCGGGCAGGGCCTAGCCTCACAAGGGCTACAGCAGCAGATAGCAAACTTGGGAGCACTATCAGGCCAAGGTTACGGCGCGGCTG